GACCCAGATTGGCATCAGTCGCACGAAATGAAGATCCAATAATTTTATTGGTGATGTATGTGTCTTTACTTGCTGATAGAGCTAAATACATTCGATCTCCTACGTGGCATTACCGACAATATCAAAATCAGGATATCTCACTTCAAAAATACCGCCTGGTGTTGGCACAATCATTCCATTTAAGATGTTTTGATCAACATTGAAAATAACGTCTGTGTACGCAACGCCGTTCAAATTACCATTCAAACTGATAAATGTGACATTTGTAATTGACATCACACCGTCCGTGTTGAGAATTATGTTTGTGACGTCTGATATCATTAATGGTTGATCAATTTGAAAATTCTTGATATTGAGATAATTCTTAAGTGATTGATTAATTGTTTGTAGTGTTGTATTCTTCACGGCAGTTGGATAAAGAACGACCGTATAATTCAGTCTTAAGTTGATAATTGCTGCATCAACAATGTCAATTGCATCTGTTATCAATCTAAACTCATTGAGATATTTGCTTAGATTGAGCTTTAAAGTATCGCTTGATAACACTAGCTGGCCGGCTGTGTTTCTACTAACTACATACATTAGCGTTGATAGCGGATTGACAGGATTTGGCCTAAAACCTACTCTATAGACTCTTCCAAGATTTGATGGCAGTGTGTAGACGCGCGCCATTGCGTCTTGTTTTGTGACAATTCTATTTTGTGAATTGCTGTAGTTAAGAGCAAATGCTCTCAATTCGTCTAGTGATAGAGCATCTTCCCCGCCGATGGCAGATTCTGTGTTATCAACTTCAAAAGTTGATCTAATTGCTGCAGCGACTGAAGATGGCGTCGATGGTGGAAATGCAAAATTTAATTTTGTAATGCTATTTATAGAATTTGCAACTACGTTGTTATTTAATCCACCGCCGTATCTGTACGTAACAGTGATTGTTGTGTTAATCGGTGTGATTCCTAGACTTCGTGTCTTAAGCAAAGAATTTGGATCGATTACTGCTTTAGAGAATGTCTTTTTTGCACCATAAAGCGGTAAAGCAATTTCTGATGGATCAGGTAGAATGTCGTCTTCAAGTGTATCAGCGTCACCTGATCCAAATGTTATTGTTGTCTTCCCTGTCAGACGACTTGTTGATGTAGTAAAGCGTCGTGGTGCAGGTAAAATTGTCAAAGAATCTTGAACAACATCTGAATCTGACGATGTGTTTGGCACAGACTTATATACGACGTCGTGTGTCAGCGTGTCGACCTCGTAATAATCGTTGCCATCTAAATCAGTAACTCTAATAATTTCAGAGACATTTTGATTTTCTAGTGTAATTGATCTAAATGGGATAAATTGATTATCAATTGAAAATGTCTCAGTTGCAGTTCTGCCTGATGAGCAGAAACCGATTGCTTTCATAACAAACTTAGTAGGTTTTCCTGCGCCGTCTGTAGTATAAACTTTATAGCTATGTACAAGATTCCCGTTATTGTCTGTTTTTCCAAAATTTAAATCATCAACTAATTCAAAAATTATACCTGAGTTAGAGACAGTTTGTGTTCCACTTTTAATTATTGGTAAATACTGCGTGTTTGGCAGATAAATTCCGCTAACATTTGCGGCAGGTATGACAGCGTAAAAATTAACATTAACAATTGCAGGCGAAGCACCGCCTATTTTAACTCCCGCTCTTCTTATTAATTTTTCAACATTATTGACGTTTGTTGCTGTCTCTAAGTTGAGCTCATTAAATTGATAGTCAAGATAGTAGGATAAAACATCGCCTGTATATGCTGCCATGTCTATGAACATACCTGCAACAGAACTTTCAGATGTATCTTTTATCTGATCTGCGTAGTAGTTCTTGGCATAAGTTGTAAGATTATCTCTTAGGCTGTCAAAATCCTTACCAAGGTATGAGCGCTGGCGTGCTTTACGAATTTTCTGTTGAATTGTTGACATTACCCCATTACCTCAAGGATGATTTTTACTTTTTGATTAGTTGCACCAATTTTTGGGACGCTATAGTTAACAATAATTTGATATTTTGCTTGTCCGCTACGATCTGACTGCAAAAATTTCATATCAAATGTGTCAAGAGTGACAAACGGCATGTATTTATCAACAGATCTCATGATTGATTGCATTGCAATAGTTTCAGCATCTTGATCTGCTGTAAATTCTGCAAGAATTGCTCGTAAATTTGCACCGTAATCATACAGGCCAACACGCTCACCGTAATTAGTCATGAGCATATTACGCATATTATCTTGTATTTGGTCTGCAAGTGAAGTGTGCATTTGATAGGGATTTCCATTTCCACCAAATGACAATGGCGTTTTGATGCCAATAGGATAAACAGGTATGGTCGGCGCAATTGATTTTAACTGCGCTGTTGTTGTACCAATATTTTTAAAGTTACGCTCAGCCATCATTATTAAGTATGTTGAAGACTAGTTTCTAAGCAACTAATCCAACTTCTCTTGCAGCGATATTTATGATGATCCCTGGGCCGACAAGCCACCCTAATATTGACACAACTGCCATCTGTGTGATTTTCTTTGAAAAGATTAGCATCGTTGCTGCAAGTGTAACTGCACTGTCAATATTAGGGATTAGTGTGCTAATGATAGTCTTAATTAGATCAAAAATTGATTGAACAATATAAGAAATAAATGATGTAATCCCTTGAATGATTGCCGAGATAAGACTGGTAATATTTGACAGTATCGTCGTAATACCTGCAATTAATTTCTTGATAAATTCTAGGAAAAAATACGCTATTCCAGGCGGGAATGGTGGTGAAATATGAAATATTGGCAGTATAGGTAGCGAAGGAAGCGTTATGCTTGGGATTGAAATATCAAAATTAAAGTTAGGAATTTGAATATTAAGAGAAGGTAATTGTGGAAATGCTATAATTGCTTCAATAATCTTTTTTATTGCATCAATCAACTTATTTTTGAAGCTTTCTACTTCTCTAAGTCTTCTATCAAATTCTTCTTTTATTCTATCAATTTGTGATCTTGACTTATTGATTTTTTCAATAACATTCGCTTTAATAAAAGCAACAAATTTTTCTAATGCAGAATTAATTGCATCTCTAGAACCGCTTAAAAATTCCTGCGTCAGAGATGCAAGATCTACTAGCAAAGTAGGAATTCGCAAGAAGAGTGGTGTTATTATCGATGTCAAAAACTCAATAACATCAAAATCAATTAGATCAGGAAGTAGATCTTTAAGAATTATGAGAACATCAATAATTGGCTGTGTTGGATCAAAAATTGGAATTACTTTTGCTGCAACACCTAATGTGGGTATGGCATCAAACATATTGACAACACTATTGAGAAAAGTATCAATATTGATTGCATGCCATTGAGGAAGACGACGTTTATGTTCATCTAATCCTTTATTTGGTGAAAAATTATCTGCTGCTAAAGGCACTGCTGCGCTAATTAGCGAGAGTTCTGCGCCTACCAAAGATACTTTTGATGCTGATCTTATCGCTTCTGTTACATCATTGACAATGACAAGACGTTGACTATCACTTATTTTACTGCTGCTTCTGTCTAAAAAACCTACATCTTTTAAGGCACCCATCATTTCACCAAGATTTTAGATGCAAAGACACCTGTACCTGCAATTGCTGCTGCGCCAATAATACCTCCTGCTGTCGATATTACAGGTGGTGCTGTAACATTGCCCGGTATAGCTTCAGTTGCGTCTTGGCAAAGAATTGCCTTGTTGGCATCTTCTCCGCCTAATTTGATTACTCCGCTATCAGAAGGAACAATGATAATATTACCGTCAGTCTTTATAACAATTCCTGCGCCCGAGTCCCCTACTGTTATCTTTATGTCTTGTCTTGCGACAAGTCTCACTTGATCGCTCTTTAGAACAATTCCTGAGCCACCGCCAGATCCATCAATACCATCAACATTTATCTGAAATGCTGCATCAACATCATCGAGCATTGTGACATACAATCTTGACCTATCTTGAGAGTAGCTTGCAGGTGCGTCATTTGTTGCAATTTGTTGCTTATCAATCTCATCATAGTTTCTTTCATTCTGGACGGTGCCATTAACGATTGTTCTTCCTGCAACAATGTCAATTGTGCCTTGCTGTTGCCCTTTATTACCCGACGTCCCTAGAGTTATTGATGCGTTATTTGACCCTTGAATTACAAGATCACCCGGTTTCTTTACTAATCTTGGCACGGCTTCAGGTTGAAATCTTGTCTGGTATGATGTTGATGTATTGACGATATCAGCAAAAGAATCACTGCGTCCCAAAACTTTGTTTGCAACTTGATTTGTATATCCTTCTGGAAAAGATACGCTAATTGATGTCGTATCTCCTTCAAAAACTTTTCGGGCACTCCTGTTATCTACAGAAGTTTCAGAATTTACTTGTCTTGTTATGTGTGTGTAATTAGGATCTTCTGTCTGATATGAGCCGGCTTTACGACTCAGCCAGTAGTAGAGATTTCCTTCTTTATACGCCCAAACTTCTTCACCTGGCTTCAGAGGTAAGCATAGATGCTGAGAAAAGAAAGGATATACAATCTTTTCTTTTCCTTTTTCATAATCTATGTCAATTCCAATAATACTGCAAATTGGCATTGTGTCGACATAATTTGAATTTGTCACACGCTGTGATATTTCATTTCTCTCTGCTTCAGATAATAATCCGGGATCAATGTAGAATTCTTTGACAACAAATGTGATAAACGGGCGCTCTCTTGCGACAATGTTATTCTCAAAATCACTGCGCCGAAGATAAGCACCGCCAATTTGAGAAAATACGGTATTATTTGTCGACATTAAGACTCACCTATCTTATCATAGATCGAATCCATGCTCAGCTCTTTAGATTCTTCATTTGCAATCAGCTCGGCAAGCTTTAGAATCTGATCATTTGCACGGGACATTCTCTCAATGTATTTGACGATAACAGGCCCGAGGATGTTGTGATTGGCAGCATTTCCTTTTACCTGCATGAGTGTGTCTGTGAACAAAATACCAGCATTCTCGCGATCATTAATGGCATTCTCATAGACTTCTTTCCAGAGCATTTTCTTCTTGTCTTCAGTCGAAGACAACTCGTCAAGAATATCAGAAAATTGCTTAATCTTTCTGTCTTTCTCATTGAGTGAATTAAGCGTCTTGTTTATGTCTGACATCTAAACCTCTTTTAGAAAATATCGTATTCGCCTGACAGCATGAGATCTTTGTACTTCTTTCTGATGCTTGACATTGCAATTGATAGCTGCTTGGGAGATAAGCCTGTGATGTCTCTGACGTAGACAAAGATTGCGCGTTTATTCAAAATCTCAACATCTTCAATCTCATTAAAGAT